GAGAAAGACAGTAAATATAAATGAGATTATTGCTAATAAAGAAAACCCTAGATTTATCTCAGATAAAAAGTTTAATAAATTAGTGCAATCAATAAAAGATTTTCCACAGATGTTAGAGAAAAGACCATTAGTAGTAGATGAGAATATGGTTGTACTCGGTGGTAACATGAGACTTAAAGCACTACAAAAAGCAGGTATAAAAGAAATACCTATTGACATTGCAGAGGGTTGGACAGACGAACAAAAAAAAGAATTTATAATAAAAGATAATGTTGGATTTGGTGAATGGGATTGGGATATACTAGCTAATGTATGGGATATTGAATCTTTAAAAGATTGGGGATTAGATGTTCCTAGTTTTGATAGTGATATAAATGAAATAGATTTATCAGATAAATTACAACATTCATATAAAATAGAAATTGAATGTACAGATGAATCAGAACAAGAGGAATTTTATAATAAATTAAAACAAGAAGGATATATATGCAAAATTTTGACATTATAAAAAAAAGCACACCAAACAAAACATTTAGAGTTGCTTCTGTAATTGGAAAATTTGATTTACAATCAGAAACAATTGAAGAAAGATTTACAGGAGAATTAAATTTACCTGATTTTTGGAACATTGGAATTATAGTTGGAAAATCAGGAACTGGTAAAACAACAATAGCAAAAGAATTATTTAATGATTTTTATATAAATGATTATAAATATAAAGAAAAAAGTATATTAGATGATATGCCCAAAAAATGTTCTTTGGATGATATTACAAAATCATTTAATGCTGTTGGTTTTTCAAGTCCACCAAGTTGGTTAAAATCTTACAATGTTTTAAGTAATGGAGAAAAAATGAGAGTAGATTTAGCAAGAGCATTACTAGAAAATAAAGAACTTTTTGTTTTTGATGAATTTACAAGCGTTGTTGATAGAAATATAGCAAAAATTGGTTCATTAGCAGTTCAAAAAACAATTAGAAAAAAAAATAAAAAATTTATAGCTGTAACTTGTCATTATGATATAATAGATTGGTTAATTCCTGATTGGATATTTGACACAGACACAATGACTTTTCAAAATATTGAAAAGCAAAAAAAAAATAAACCCAAAGTTAAATTTGAAATATACCAAACAAAAGATAAGTCAATTTGGAAGGTGTTTGCTAAGTACCATTATTTAAGTCATAATCATAATAATGCCGCTATTGTTTATGTTTGTTTTGTTAATAATGTATTGGCAGGATTTATAAGCATTTTACACACACCACATCCAAAAGTAAAAAATTTAAAAAGAGTACATAGACTTGTAATATTACCTGATTTTCAAGGTATAGGAATAGGTGTAAGACTATTGGAAGAAGTAGGTAAAAAGTATTTAAAAGAAAAATATAGATTTACAATTACCACGTCTGCACCAAGTTTAATATTTTATTTCAAAAAAAATATTAAATGGAAATTAAAAAACTTTGGTAGAAAACAAGCACATGGTGGTTTGAATAAAGTTGGTAATTTTGATAGTTCTGAAAGAATAACAACATCTTGGGAATATAACGTATAATAATTTATATAATTTTGTAAAATGAAAAGCAACAAAATACAACATACTAAAAAGGCATTGCTAAAAGGACTTGAAAAATCTTTAGGAGTAGTCACTACCGCTTGTAAACAAGTAGGTATAGATAGAACTACATTTTATAGGTATTACAAAGAAGATAAAGAGTTTGCTAGTCAAGTAGATGATTTAAGTAATGTAGCAAAAGACTTTGCAGAGAGTCAATTATTTAAACAGATACAAGGTGGTAACCCTACCTCTACAATATTCTACCTTAAGACGAAGGCGAAGGACAGAGGCTATATTGAAAGAAGGGAATACGATGTGAATGGTTCAGTAGAAAGCAAATTGATTACATGGAAACCAGCAGGAAAAAAGAAACAATAGAATGTAATGTTCAGTTTTATCAAACTATAAATACAGATAAAAGAATAGTCATACATCAAGGTTCATCAAGAAGCGGAAAGACATATGCACTTTGTCAATATATTATATACTTATTAACAACAAGAAAAGATAAACTTGTAATAACTATTGCAAGAAAAACCTTACCTGCTCTCAAAGGCTCTGTCTATAGAGACTTTATAGAGATAGCACAAAAGGTAGGTATATATAATTTCGCAGAAATTAATAAAGCAGAATTGACATTTAAATATAAAAAGCATTTAGTAGAATTTATATCTCTTGATAATGAGATGAAAGTAAGAGGTAGAAAACGAGATATATGTTGGTTAAATGAAGCAAACGAATTTTATTTATCAGACTTTGAGCAGTTAGCACTTAGAACAAGTGAGAGAATATTATGTGACTTCAATCCGTCAGATGTTATTCATTGGCTTTATGATATTAGTAACCGTTCAGATGCTGAGTTATTTATTACAACATTTGAGGATAATGCTTTCTTAGATGAAGAAATAAGAAAAGAAATACTAAGAATGAAAGAAACAGATACCGATAGATGGCGAGTATTTGGTTTAGGATTAAGGGCAAACTTTAAAACTGGTGCAATATTTGATAACTGGCAATGGATAGACTATAAAGATTTTTTAAATAAAGAACATTGTGAAGTTGCTTATGCAATGGATTTTGGATTTTCAAATGACCCTACCACAATAATAGAGATTAGAAGAAAGAATGATAGGCTATATGTAAATGAATTATTATATAAAAAAGGATTAACTAATCAAGACATTTATCAAGAGATTAAAAATCTAAAATTAGAAGAACAAATATTTATATGCGATAGTGCAGAGCCTAAGAGCATTGAAGAGTTAAAGAGACTAGGGTTATATGCTAAACCATCACAAAAAGGAAAAGATAGTATTTTAAATGGCATACAAACTATAAAAGAGTATACAGTTTTTGCTTCTAAGGAAAGCAAAAATCTATTTACTGAATATCAATATTACGTTTGGGAATCTAATAAAGACGGACAAAGAATTAATAAGATAAAACAAAATGGACAAGACCATTTAATGGATGCGTTCCGTTATGGTGTGACAACTGGCTTAGCTAGGTCAAGAGATTTTATCATAGTTTAAATAAATTTAGTATTTTTGAAAATAAATTCTATTTATGGCAAGTTTTCTCCAAAGATTAAGAAACGGATTAAAAGCATTTAATTCTCAACAGACGAATGAATCGTACAATAGATTCATTTATAACTTTATGGGTGACAATACAATTTCTAATAATCAATATAATGAAGATTATATAGAAAAAGGTTATGCTTACAATCCCACAATATATTCATTGATTCAATTAATATCTAAATCAGCAGTAACAGTACCTTATAATATTTATAGAAAAGTTGATGACGGTGCATTAAAAGAATACAAAGCCTTAACATCAAATAGCTTAAATGAAGAATCAGTATTAAAAGCAAAGCTATTAAGAAAGCATACACTAGAACAAGTTGAACATTCAGCACTTGGTAAGTTATTAGAAAGACCAAATCCAGCACAATCTTGGGCAGTATTTCTTGAGGAACTTATTGGTTTTGGTAAACTAACTGGTAATAGATATGTATATGGAATCTCTCCTGAAAACGGTGAGAACAGAGATATATATTATCAGTTATATAATCTACCTGCACACTTAATAGAAATAAAATCAGACGGAATATTTAAACCAGTATCAAAATATACTATGATGTATAATGATAATAAATATGATTTAACTGCCGAAGAAGTATTACATATTTCAGATTTTAATCCTGATTATTCTAGTAATGGCTCTCACTTATACGGTCAATCTCCAATACAAGCAGGCATGAGAGTATTAACAACAAGTAATGAAGCGGTAGAAACTAATTTAAAATTTTTACATAATCAATCTGCTAGAGGTATGTTAACTCCTGATGATGACCAATTAACACCGACTCAAGCACAACAAATGAAAGACGCTTTTAGAAGAAATTATCAAGGAACTAAATCAGCTAATGATGTAATGATTACAGGAAAGAAATTTAGTTGGGTAAACTTTGGTCTATCAACTTCTGATTTACAATTATTAGAATCTTATAACGCTACCGTTAAAGATTTATGTAACATATATGGGATACCAGTTCAATTATTAAACAACACAGAATCAACAACTTATGATAATTATAGAACCGCTAGAAAGGTTTTATTTACTAACGCAGTTATTCCTGAATTAAATAAAATAAGAGATGAGTTTAATAGGTGGTTAGTGCCTATGTTTGGTGAAGATTTATATTTTGATTTTGATTATAGTGCCGTTCCTGAGTTAATGCCTGAACAAGAAAAGTTAGTAGATACTCTTTCAAAATCATATTGGTTAAGTGCAAATGAAAAAAGACAAGCACAAGGGTATGGTGTAGATGAAGAAAATCCAGTAATGGAAGATTATTTAGTGCCGTCAAACCTTATTCCTATATCAGATTTAGATATGGGAGTCTCTGATAACGTAGAGTTTCCAGTAATAGAAGAAGAAG